ATATCATACAAGCAAAGAATATAAAGACGAGCTTATACGTGCATTTAGAGAGCCTATGACACAGCTATATCCTAAGGGTAGATTCGCAGAAGACCTATACACAAAGTATATAAGGTCAGATACTAGTCCTAGAAAAGCACCTGTAGGTTCAACAGTAAGAATGGAATTACAATTTGTAATGAACGCAATAGATCACAAACACATACGTACACCACACGTAGATCAATCAAAAGAATTATTTGCTTGTTTGTTTTATTTTAAGAAGCCAGAAGATACTAAAGAAGATGGCGGACTAAACATTTATAGAAACACAGCAGGTAAACAATGGAGAAGGGTAACTGGTCGTGAAGCAGTAGCAGACGACATTGAAGTTGTAGATCATGTACCTTACAAACGCAACACAATGGTTTGCTTTTTAAACTCTGTTGATAGTCTACACGGTGTTACACCAAGAAATGAACCAACACATATAAGACGTTATGTTAACATTGACGGACATATTGTTGAGAAGTTATTTGCGTTTCAAGATTAGGAGTAATAATGAAAGCAGGAAAAATATGGGGACAAACAGAACTTATCCATGCAAATGGTGTTCTTGAGTTTCACAGAATAGAATTTAAAAAAGGATTCAAATGTTCAGAGCATGAACATCAATATAAATGGAACGGATTCTTTGTTGAGTCGGGCAAGATGCTTGTTCGAGTTTGGCAAGATGACCAAGGACTAGTTGATGAAACTATTCTTGGTGCTGGTGAGTTTACTCAGGTTAAGCCTGGTAAGATTCATCAGTTTGAAGGTATCGAAGACGGTGTTGCCTTTGAATTGTACTGGGCGGAGTTTAACCATGATGACATTGTTAGACGTACGGTTGGTACAGAAGTAGAAAAACAAAAATAGAAGGAGGAACGAATGTTCTCAAAACTACTTGACGGTGTTGATAAAGCACTTGTCACAAAACTTGTAATTTTACACACATTGGTTATTGCTGTGTCTAATTACCTCGTAACAATTAGATTTGATTTATTCCCCGGCGCAGAACTACCATTGTTTGGTAGCTTTCCATTAGCGGCGGCGGCTTTTACTTTTCCGATCGTAGTTGTTGCAACTGACTTAACTGTTAGGTTAGTTGGTAAAGAAGCAGGAAGGGCCGTTGTTGCAATGGCAATTATTCCGGCTATCGTTGCATCGGTGCTTGTATTACTTGCACTAGGTGACGAACACGCATATAGAGTTGGCCTTGCATCAGGTACTGCATACGCAATTGGTACGATGTTAGACGTGTATGTGTTTCAACATATTAGAGAAAAGTATACTGATATGTGGTGGGCGGCTCCGGCAATTTCAACTGTCGCGGCAAACGTCATTGACACTTACGCATTTTTCTTTACTGCATTTGCAGGATCGACAGACGCAGAAGGCAACTTGACTTGGATAGGTGAGAACTGGCACATCGTAGCACAGAACAACACACTAACTAAGATTGCTGTAGGACTAATTGTGTTCCTACCAGCATACGGAGTTTTACTATCTTATCTCAAAAAGAGAGTTAAGTAATATCAATTAATGTAGGCCCTTCGGGGCCTACATAACTACGGAGAGTCCAATGGGGACATTAATACCTGGAGAGGCACTTATTTACGAAAGGGTTGACGAAGTGGTATATGCACGATACCGAGATGCTCCACACAATACTATACCAAGATGGGTAGTAGGTGGAAATCCAAAACAAATGGATATGTTTTACGGACAAGAGTACGAAGATATGATTGAAGCGTCCAAACATTATCCAACACTCAAAAAACAACTTGACAAATTGCAAACAATATGGTATACTATAAGAGATGAAGCAAAAGAGAAAACTGCCACTGAATGAGATCTTTATGGCCATGGACATGAACGGCAAGAGTGCGTTCAATGAATGGTCTGAAGAAGAACGAAAAGAAATTAACTATTGGTTATTAAATCGATATGCTAGTTCCGTTTCGGGTTCAAGAGAAGCAAAGGAATTGGCTGTGGTTTTGACAAATGAAAACTACAACAAGAATTGGAATGTACTAGGTACTAGGCATCCAAAACTACAATGGCAGTTGTTGTGTACACTACACAATGCAAAGAGTTCTAGCAAACATCATGTGTGGCAAGGACTAAAACAAAAAAGCGGTGACGTAAAAATAATTAAATTCTTAAAGGGAATGTTCCCTAACATGAAAGAAGATGAGGTAGAACTACTTGCTAAATTATCTACAACAAAAGAACTTAAACAGTACGCCGAAGACCTCGGGATGGATAAGAAAGATGTCAAACTCTAAACCTTATACTTGCGGATACTGTGGAGCGAGTTTTACAAGAGAGAAAACTCTAGCAGTTCATATGTGCGAAAAGAAACGTAGACATCTACAGAAAGATGAGAAACGTGTACAACTTGGCTACTTGACATTCAATAGATTCTATAAGCTATGTCAGAAAGCAAAGGAGAATAAAACGTATGAACAGTTTTGTGATAGCCCATACTACAACGCATTTGTAAAGTTTGGATCATTTGTAAACAATGTACGTCCTTTGTATCCAGAGAAGTATGTTGACTATGTTGTTACAAGCGGAGTAAGATTAGATCATTGGTGCAGAGAAGAGATGTATGAACGTTATGCACTAGAACTAATATTAAAAGAAAGTGTAGAAACTGCACTAGAACGTAGTGTAAAAACTATGATGGATTGGGGTGATGACAAAGAAGCACGTTGGCAAGATTACTTCAACTATGCAAGTTTGAATAGAGTATGCCAAGATATTAAAGATGGAAAAGTAAGTCCATGGTTAGTATTAAATTGTAAGAGCGGAAAAGAGATGTTAGGTAAAATGAATGATGAACAATTACAAATAGTGTATCATGTTATGAATCCTAATCATTGGGCTATGCGTTTTAAAAGAGGCGTAGCAGATGTTGAACTAGTGAAAGAGATTGTTAAAGAAGCAGGACTATAATGCCAGATATTGATATTGACTTTGCAAATAGAGATGTAGTGCTTGATAAGTTAACGCACCGTGTCGCAAGGTTAGACAAAAATAAGAAGCACAACACAGGAGTATATGTAACGGAATGTCCGCACAATCCTGTTGATATGTTATCTACATTAGATCATAAGACAGCAGAAGATAGAGGATATTTCAAATTAGACTTTCTTAATGTTTCGCTATATAAAGATATAAAAGATGAATCGCATCTTACTAAACTTATGACGAAGGAACCATTATGGGATTTACTCACAGAAGCAGAATTCACAAACAAATTATTTCACGTAGGAGAACACAGTTCCCTGCTAAAACAACTGAAGCCCAAGACGATATTAGAACTAGCGGCGACACTAGCGATAATAAGACCCGCAAAAAGATATCTGCAAAACAGCTCTTGGGAAGTGATACACAAGGAAGTATGGACAAAGCCAACTAGTGGTGAGTACTTCTTTAAGAAAGCACACGCAGTTGCATACGCACACGCAATAGTCGTGCAGATGAATCTAATATGCGAACAACTATATGAATCCAACTAAAGTAACATTTTTTACAAACTACGAAGAACTTAAAGAAAGTTTGCCACCCGTACCAGCGAGTAAGTTTTGGCCTGAATGGTTTAAGAAACAAAAGACTCCTGAAGTGCCTATGTCACAAGAACTTGAAGACAGAGGTGGACCTAAGACTGTAAAGAGTTGCCCTGGTATACTAGATGTTCTTAATCAAGGTTACGTTATTCCTTTATGGTGTGACTACAAAGTAGTACGTGTACCTGAAACACAAGAACAACCACAAGGTATCAGATGGAGAATGCCAGGTGGACAACAAAGTATGTTTGGTGCAAGTACGCACCCTATGGAACAGATGAATGCGTTTCCGTTTGAAGCTGATACTTTTAACGGTAGCTTTAAGTTTATGAATCCTTGGTTTGTTAAAACACCTCCAGGGTATAGTTGTATGTTTGTTGCACCTTACTATAACAAGCATAAGAATTTAGAAATAATGAATGGTATAATAGATACAGATTTATATCATGAAGCACATATTAATAGTTTCTTTACTGCACCAATGGGTGAAGAAATAACATTTGAATACGGTATGCCTATATGTCAAGTGATTCCTTTCAAGAGAGAAGATTATGAAATGGAAGTGTTGGTAGGCGACCATCGATCAATGCACAACAAAGTGACTCAGTTTATTCACAACAGCCTGTTCAAGGCACAACACTATAGACCCAAGTTAAGTCCGAAAAGGTACAAATGATATTCTGGATAGGATTCACCGTGATGGTGTTGAATGAAGGTTTCGTCATAATGCGACACGTACACCCTTGGTTCGCTAACAAAAGAGATCAACTTATTGCAACGTATGGTGCGAAGTGGAAGAAGTTTCACGCAACACTTGACTACGTATGGATAGGTGGTGTCAGTTTAGGAATACTGTTAGATTTTTCTAATTGGAAATTATATGCAACAGTATTAGGAATCTTTTGGGGTATGGTTGCAGTATGCGTTTACTTACCACTGCTAGTTAAAAAACTACGTAAGTAATTATTTCCAACCTAAGTTTTTAATATGCTTGTTAAGTTTTCTTGCAAGATTATAATGACCCTTGTCATTTAGATGACTTGAATCGCCCTCTTCATAATAGTGTGCTTCATTAAATAAATCGTCATCTGCTTCTTTGTAACTATTAAACTCATGATCCTGATCTAAGTCAAAGAAAGGATTTATACGACTGCGTAAGAACACAGTTTTAATTTTCTTATCACGTAACGCACTCATAAACATTGTATGGTGTGCTAGGAATTGTTGTTTGCCAAACTCTTCTGACACGTGTCTTTCTTCATAGTTTCTTACAAATCTACCTTCTTTAGGAAATGGTTTGTTTAACCAAGTGTGTGCCTGGCTTTTGTATCTAATGATGCTACCGCCTTCTGGACCTTCTTCACGCAACGGTCTACGTTTCTTTCCATTGTACACATTAGGTCTGTCTGGTGGATGTTGTGACCAAAACTCTTGTCTTTCAGTATTAGTATATTGTATTATCACTATGTCATCTGGACCAAGTGTATTGTTGTGCATCATGGTTCCAACTGTACGCCATATACGCCAATTAGATCCTGAGCCAGCACCCTCGTGTACATACTCCCTACCTAAGAACGCGGCTAACTGTTCTCCGTATGTATAGCTATTTTTTTCTAAGTAATCTGAAAAGCTACAACCTGCTACTACTAATTTCATTTGTCTTTTGGCTTTCTCATCAATTGTACACTCTTGCGTTTGATACGTTTAATTGACAAGTTACCTATGTTTACTACAGGACCGGTTGTAACCTTAACGTCCTTGCTGTTCATCGTAACTAGGCAATGTCTAAAGTGGTCAAACTCTTTAGGAAGGAATATGCTGATAGGTATTGTACGGTTGCTTTCAAACCACCATACTTCACCCATGTCTATGAAGTGTTTCTTTTCCTCATCTGATCGTAGCATAGTATATACGTACATACTAGTAACGAAGTTATCCTGGTTGTTTATAATACCAACGTATTCATTACCACCGTACTGTACGATGCTTAAAAAGGGGAAATTTGTTTCTATATCTTTTAGTAACATGATCTCGATAAATATGTGTATGCAGTTAACATATCGATATTTAGCAACCAATAAGTCAGTACTCATAGCAGATCTGACTAACAACATAACGGAGTATAGACCAGTGTACCAGAGAACAATGAAAGTCTACAGAGGAATAGATAATGTCTTGACCTTTGAGATTAAGAATCCAGACCAGAAGCCTGTGAGTATATTAAACACTTACACGCCTAAGTTTGTTATGTTCGACGCAAACAATAAGATGATCGTTGAACGTGACGGAACTATTAAAGAAACATCAACACCAAGTTTTAAAGGACAGTTCACAGTAACAGTAACTGAGAACGATCTTTTAAACGTGCAAGGACAGTTTTGTAGCTACAATGTTTACATGGTTGCGACAAGTGGAGACAAAACACTTACCTATGCAGATAGTCAATATGGTGCACAAGGTACGATTAAAGTTGAAGGTGATGCTTTCCCTGGTCCAGCAGACACTTACAACATTACAACGTTTACTGAAACAGGTGCAGGTACAGACATCTACTACAGTGAAACAATCACAGCCGAGCCGGCTAAGAATGGTAATGAAGCATTACATACTGCGGCAGTATATACAACAGACTTTACTGGTGATGTTCATGTCCAAGCAACATTGGATAACACTATAACAGGAAGTACATATTGGGGCAACGTAGGAACGTTATCTTTTGATACTGTTTCAACACAACCAAAGTATATAAACTTCAACGGTGTGTACAGTCACATACGTATCCAATACCATAAACAAAACGGAACAATCGATAAAGTTTTAGTAAGAAACTAGTTGACTTTGTAGACGTTTTATACTATAATAATAGTATGAGTAGTCTAGTTTATGATACAGTAATTACCCACCTTCCCAGTAAACGGAAAACAACTCCGTCTGGTTGGACATCTTTCAATGCACCTTGTTGTCACCACAATGGGACTACTCAAGACTCAAGACAACGTGGTGGATTGATAAAGAACCAAACACAAGATGGAGTAAGCTATCATTGTTTCAACTGTGGATTTAAAGCTTCTTGGCAGACAGGCCGTAAGCTATCCGGCAAGATGAAATTACTGTTACAATGGCTAGGCGCTTCAGACGATACAATTACTAAATTGGCTTTGGCAGTTTTACAGTTTAATGAGACTCAAGGGTTTCAACAAACAATAGTAGAGCTTCCAAAGTTCGTCGACAAGCCATTACCAGATGGTGCACAACCAATTGATGAAAACACACCAGACAACATTTTACAATATATGAAGTCAAGACAACTTAATGTTGATGACTATGATTTCCATTGGACACCTAAACTAGGTTATAAGGATAGATTGATTATGCCTTTCTATCATAAGGAATATAATAGTGAACGTAGGATTGTAGGTTGGACTGCACGTAAAATAAACGAAGGAAGTCCGAAATACATGAGTGAGCAACAGCCTGGATATGTATTCAATTTAGATGCACAGAATTGGCAAAGAATATTTTGTATTGTAGTAGAAGGACCGTTTGATGCTATTGGTGTAGACGGTATTGCACTACTAGGAAGTGAAGTCAAAGATCAACAGGCCTTGGCCATAAATGCGTTAAATAAAAAAGTAATACTAGTTCCGGATCGTGATGATAACGGACATAAATTAATGGAACAAGCAATAGAATTAGGTTGGTCAGTTAGTATGCCGGATTGGTCCGATGACGTCAAAGATGTTAATGACGCAGTAATCAAGTATGGTAGAATGTACACACTTCACACACTAGTATCTAGTACAGAAGATTCAGAACTAAAAATTAAATTAAGGAGCAAGAAATGGTTTGGTTAAAAAACTTATGGGCCAAAATAAAAGGCTTCTTTGAAGATTGGAAGGAACGTAGAAAGTTCAAGAAGAGAATCAAAGAGCTACAAAAGAAGGACCCATTCATTTACAAATAGGAATATTATGGTAGTAGAAAAAGATAAAACAGAAGAATGTTATCGTATACTAGAAGCAGAAGCTAACAAGCTAATTGAATCTGGAGAATACGATCCACTTGAAATTGCAGGAGTAATGTGTGCTCAAGCAATTAAAATCTACAAGACTGCACTTAAACCAGATGACTACGAAGACATTATGGAGGCTATATTTTTAGGTCGCAATGATGTACAAGAAATAAAAGGACCTACGAAACACTGATGTACCAATCTGATTTTATAAGACCTTTTGGTCCAACGATATACCAAGGTAAACTTACTGCAAAGCAGATAGATTACCTACAGGAAGTTGCTGATGCTACATACAAAGCAAGACAAAATGTTGGTAACGATCTTGCAGGTAACATAAAAGACCAACTAGGTATAGTTGTTGATGATCAAGAACCTTTTATGAATATCATACAACCGCATCTAAGAAAGTTTATACAATACGAAGACAAACGTGCAAACAGTCTTTTAATAAACAAGGAACCAGAAAAGAGTCAAGAGTCTTACGATAATCTAAATTTTAATCTAGGAACTGGACCTTGGATCAATTACCAAATTGCAAACGAGTTCAATCCTGTACATAGCCATTCAGGAATGATTAGTGCAGTAGTGTATATCAATGTGCCAGACGTTATAGCAACAGAGACATACACAGAAGATACCAATATGAAATGTGCTGGACAAATAGAATTTTTACATGGTCCAGATGTTCTTGGAGCAACAGGAACGCATAAGATAATTCCTCAAACAGGAGACTTCTTGCTATTCCAAGCAGGACTTAAACACACAGTATATCCGTTTAGAAGTGACGTTACTAGAACTAGCATGAGCTTTAACGTGATGGGTATAAACTAGGAAAGGAGATAGAGATGACTGAATTTACTAGAGGCATACAAACAATATTTGTAGAAAGTAGTTTAGCACTTGCATTGGTCTATACACTAGGACATATATGTATAGCGATGGTAGTAGTAACTACATTCACCGGAGCAAGTTTGTTTGAAGCAGGAACAGTCGCTTTAGTTGAACCAGCAATAAATGGAGTTTGGTTTTTCGTACTGCACAAAATATATAAAAGTATTAAGGAGAAACAATAAATGTCAGGATTGATACCAATGGTAGTAGAGTCTACCAACAAAGGGGAAAGAGCATACGACATATACAGTCGACTATTAAAAGATAGGATTGTGATGTTGAATGGCCCTGTAGAAGATCATAGTGCAAACGTAGTAGTAGCACAAATGCTTTTCTTAGAAAGTCAAAGCTCAGACAAGGATATTAATTTTTATATTAATAGTCCAGGAGGAGTAATTACAAGTGGAATGAGTATTTACGATACAATGCAATTTGTTAAGTGTGATGTAAGTACAATAGTTTTAGGACAGGCTTGTTCAATGGGATCATTCCTAGCTCAAGCAGGTGCTCCAGGTAAACGTATACTGTTACCTAATGCACGTACAATGATTCATCAACCAAGTGGTGGTGCTCAGGGTATGGCAAGTGATATTGAAATACGTTACAAAGAAATACAATACCTAAAAGAACATTTAACAAGACTGTATGTTAAACATAACACGGCAGGTAAAACGTTTGAAGACTTTGAACGTGATATGGATCGTGATAAGTTTATGACTGCCGAAGAAGCAGTAGCATACGGATTAGCAGATAAGATCAAGGAGACAAGATAGTGGTTACTTGGGGAATGGTAGGAAACAGTCATGATGCGGCATTGGCAGTATTCATAGATGACAAACTTGTATGGGCTTGTCAGAGTAAAGACTTTTCAGATGTTCCCAACGATCCAGACTTTAGTTGGACACAGATAGAAGCCGCAAGGCAAAGCTATGGCCCACCTGACAGGGTAGTATGGTATGAAAAGCCTTTCCTAAAAACTCTAAGACAATGGAGAGCAGGACAAGGTTGGCTTCATAAAGAAAACAACATTAAAGAATATCTTAAGAAGTGGGACATTCATTGTCCTATAGTGTATGCTAAACATCATAAGTCACACGCCGCATATGGTTGGTATACTAGTGGATTACCTCATGCAACAATCATGTGCTTGGATTCAATAGGAGAGTTTGAAACGTTTACTATATGGAAAGCTGATTCATATGTACCTGGTGCAGGATTAAAACAAGTGTACTCACAAAGCTATCCACATAGTGTAGGATTATTTTATAGTGCTATGACGCAACGTTGCGGGTTTAAACCTAATGCAGAAGAATATAAAGTTGAACCAGCAGGTGAAAACATAAGCACACAGGAAAACTTACATCTTGTTAATGATGTTATTGGTACGTTTATTGATACACCATTAGATGGAACAAAGCCAGGTGTTAAGTTCAAACACAATCTACACAAAGGTTGTAGTTGGTACAAGCCCGACCTTACAACTGAAAGCGATATGAAAAGATTAGCGAATGCTACTCAATTTGCTTTTGAACTTATACTCAAAAGTAATAGTAAATGGTGTAGACAAAATTTACCAAGTCGCAATTTAATACTTACAGGCGGCTGTGCTTTAAATAGTGTAGCAGTAAAACAAATTAAAAAGAATTGGGATACAATATATGTTCCAAAGAATCCAGGTGATCCTGGAAGTTGCATTGGTGCAGTTTTGGCAATGGACGAGAAACACATTGACTTTAATGATAAAATATGGTATAATAAAACGTAATGAAACAAAATACTGATTATGGATTTGATATCCAAAAAACATATTTAGAAATAATGTTAAGCGATGCACAGACTTATGTGCGTTGCCAAGCAGTATTTGATCCGCAGAGCTTTGATCGTAAGCTACAACCTGCGGCTGAGTTTCTAAAAGAATTTGTTGAAGAACACAATACACTTCCTACAGAACAGATTGTTAATAGTGCTTGTCCAGGTACAAAGCTAGAGATTCCTAAAGGACTTAATGAGCAACACTATGATTGGTTGCTTAATGACTTTGAAACATTTAGTAGACACAAAGCATTAGAACGTGCAATATTAGAAAGTGCAGACTTACTTGAAAAGGGTGAGTATGGTCCTGTTGAAACTAAAATTAAAGATGCAGTACAGATAGGTTTACAGAAAGACCTAGGTATAGATTACTTTGCAGATCCTAAAGGTAGACTTATGGGATTGAAAGATAACAATGGACAAGTAAGCACAGGTTGGGAGAGCTTAGATAAGAAACTGTTTGGTGGATTTAATAAAGGAGAGCTAAACATATTTGCAGGTGGTTCGGGTGCAGGTAAGAGTTTATTCCTTGCTAACTTAGGTTGCAACTGGGCATTGAACGGAATGAACGTTGTATACTTAACATTAGAGTTAAGTGAGAATCTAGTTGCTATGAGAATGGATAGTATGATGACTGACATTCCAAGCAGAGAAATATTTAGAGATCTTGATACTGTTGAAATGAAAGTTAAGATGGTAGGCAAGAAGGCAGGTAGTTTACAGATCAAATATATGCCAAGTGGTAAGACTACAAATGATATTAGAAGTTTTGTAAAAGAATATGAAGTAAAGAACAATAGAAAGATTGATGTATTATTGATTGACTACTTAGACTTGTTGATGCCAATGAGTAAGAAAGTAAGTCCAAGTGATTTGTTTGTTAAGGATAAGTTTGTATCTGAAGAACTTAGAAACTTGGCAATGGAACTACAATGTATATTTGTAACTGCATCGCAGTTGAACAGAGCTAGTGTTGAAGAGATTGAATTTGATCATTCGCATATTGCAGGAGGCTTGAGTAAGATACAAACAGCAGATAACGTGATTGGTATCTTTACAAGTAGAGCTATGCGTGAACGTGGTAGGTATCAGATACAGTTAATGAAGACTAGAAGCAGTAGTGGTGTAGGTGCAAAGATAGATTTAGAATTTGATATAGACTGTTTGCGTATTACTGATCTTGCAGAAGATGAAGACAACAGTTACGGACAGTCAACAACTGCAAGTGTTATGGCAGGACTAAAAAGAACTAGTAATGTTACACAAGACAAAGAACCTGACACTCCAAAAGATCCTTCACAGGGGGAAATAGTAAAGCCTATAAGAGCTGAAACTGACTCAACTAAATTGAGATCATTCTTAGCAAACTTAGGTAACGACGAGGAGGAATAACATGAGCGGTCAGCGGCGTTTTCTAAAAACGTGGGCTCGTACAGTTGGTATGCCAATAGGTATCAACGATGAAGACTCCCCAGAATTTTTACCAGTACCAATGAAAGATGTAAAGAAGGCACTAGCGGCGAGAACGTTTTGGATTGTGTTACATATAGTAACTTGTATTTTTATTATAGCTGGTAACGGCAAAGTATTAGGTTGGTGGTAATGAGAACATTATATATATTTGGTGATTCATTTACAGTAGACTACAAGACTGATTGGACTTGGACTAGGCAACTAGCAAGTAAGCTACGAGTAGATGCTATGCTTAATGATAGTATCATTGGCTGTAGCAACGAATGGATCATGCACAAGGTTAAAGAGCAACGTGAGAAACTTACTAAAGATGATATAGTTGTAGTTGTATTAACAAGCCCATATAGATATTGGTTCTTCAAAGACAAGCCTGAACTATCCAACTACCGTATTGCTAATTGGGATAACTTCGCCTCAGAGAACGAAAAGGGTCACGTAGATGCTGTTATGGGTTATGTGAATTACTTACAAAGAGACGAACTAGATTCATTTAGAGTGGAGCAACAGGTAGCTTGGCTTAAAGAACTTAAACGTAACATAGGGTTTACACTACTGTTGATACCAGGCTTTACAGTAGACATAGACTACACAGACATTATAAAAGTGTATGGCGA